ACATTCATCGACCGATATTCCCATTGCCGCCGCTTTGCGCAATTCTTTGCCGATCTGGTTCATGGCGGTTTGGCTATGCGTTGCTTTGGCCTTACGCCGTGCTGCAAGCCAATCATTGAACACCTGCTCCGATGGACTATCTGGCCATGACGAATAATCAATCGCGGCAGCGGGTGTCTTTGTATTCTTTTGTTTTTTACCTTCTGTATCTGTATCTGTATCTGTATCTGTATCTGTATCTTTATTCGTTGGTTTCTCGTTGCCATCCCGTTGCAACGAATCGTCAACGGTCGTTGAACGGTCGTTGCCTTTCCGTTTGTTTCCTTCCTGTTTTGACCGCTTTCTGGCTTCAGCTGACGCCCTGCCAGCACGAACCCGCTGTTCCTGTGCATCCTTTACCGCCTCAAGGTCACGTTCAATTCGGTCGTGTACCCATTCCGTTCCTGTGTCGTTGAAAAACTCGATCAACGAAACTTTAACGGTCGTCCAACGGTCGTTGTCCATCCGTGCAATTTTGGACAGCCTGTTTTTTGGTATCGGCTTACCTGTCTGCCAATAGTTCATTATCAGCAGCAGGTAGGCGCCGTGTTCCTCAGTGGTCAGGTGCATGGTGTCGGCCAGGTAATCAGCCACGTACAGCTGCATGTAAGGTAAGGCTGCCATTGGTTACTCCTTTACCGCTTCAAATTCACCAAGCGCGATGTACTCAGAAAGAGAAAGGCCGAACAGATCCGCCATTTGAACCATCGTCGCCATAGAGGCCGTTTCGTTGTTCAGGATTCCGCTGGCGCGTTGTGGTGACACGTTTAACTGTTCTGCCAGCCAGGCCCTGCTTTTTCCTCTTTGTGCCATGGCGACCTTTGCCGCCCGGCCTGCATTAAATTCCATACGATATACTCCAATCTGTTACGGTATGACAAGAATAAAGGACGAAATGTAGAATGACAAATAAATAGTTGCACATATCCAAAACCGCTAGTACAGTTTGAATTGTTGATACGGAGGTGAACGTGAATAAAGCAATCGCAATAGCCGCAACAATCCTTGTGCTTGGCCTGGTAGGCACCGCCGACTACGAGGAGGAAAAACGCTCCAACGAGTTCTACTGCAAAATGGTCGCGGAAGGTACGTGGCCAAACTTCAACCCTGAAACACAATGCGATACGGAGAGTGGCAGCAATGAGTAATTCCATTCCAGAAACCATGAAAGTAGAAATTCACTTCCATGTGGACAAGTACAAGCCCGGCAAAATAGAGGTTTTCACCAGCGATATGAGCGGTATGGGTTACCCGCACCTCGGGAAAGATACCGTTATTGTCGCTGTGCCTGAGTGCGACCCGGTAAAGGCTGAGATAGATATGCTGGAAACCAAGGCCGACCAGGTACGCCGGGAAATGGGCAGCCAGCTGCACAACATCGAGCAGCGCATTAAGGAACTGGCCGCCATTGAGTACAAACCGGAGGGCCGCGACAGTGAGTAACCTTGAACTGTGGAAATCCGTTGAGGAAACCGCGCCGGGCTTTACCAAGACTGGCGACCTGGATGGCCGAAAAGTTACCAGCATTAACGGCACCTACATGGTGAAGCGTGCAACTGAAGCCTTTGGGCCAATCGGCAAAGATTGGGGCTATGAGATTGAGGACGAGCAATTCCAGCCAGGCGCACAGATCAAGCATGGTGGTGAAGTGATTGGCCATGCCGTAATGCACACGCTCAAGGTCCGGCTTTGGTACATGCAGGACGACAAGAAGTGTGAAGTAGTGCATTTCGGCCATACGCCCTATATCCGGGGCACGCACTACGGCGCCATGACTGATTTTGACGCGCCAAAAAAATCCCTGACGGACGCAATCAAGAAGTGCCTTTCAATGATTGGTTTCAGCGCTGACGTGTTCCTGGGACTGTACGACGACACCAACTATGTGGAAGCCGCCAAGATCCGGGAAACCGTCAAGAACGCCGACGATGCTGAAGAAGAAATGACCAAAGCCCGAACAGAGTTCAGCGAGTGGCTGAAGCGGGAAACCGACACCTACGCCAAAGTGCCCAATGCGGCACCGTTGCGCCTGATGTACCAGGGCCATCTGAAAAAGGCAGAGCGCCAGTGTGCGGTATTGGGTGTGGACTTCCAGAAAGTGAAGGTTCGCATTGATGCCGCCTACAACGAGCAGATGGATAAGCTGATCCCGCCCGTTGACCTGGTGTGCCATGAGTGCGGAGCCGAGAGCGTAGGCAGGCCCGATACCCGTTGCCCGGATTGTGGTAGCGCAAAAAGAAGCCCGGCAGAACCGGGCAAAGATGCACAAAAAAAGGAAGGTAAATAATGACTGACTTAAACCAAGTCGATATCGAGCAAGGCAAAGTAGACGTTGAGGTATTCAACCAGACAGACGCCGCGTTGTCACTACTTGCCGAGAAATACAGCCATATTCCGGACGTGAACAGCAAAGACGGCTATGAGTTCGTGAAGGCTGGTGTGAAGGAACTGACCGGATACCGGACAACCCTGGACGCCGAGCGCCAGCGGATCAAAAAGCCATACCTGGATGCAGGCCGGATTATCGACAACGAGGCCAAACGGATCACCGCCAAGCTGGTAGAGCTTGAGGAACCGATGAAGGCCAAGAAAAAGGAAGTGGACGACCGCAAGAAGAAACAGGAGGAACAGCGCCTTGCCCGGTTGCGCGAAAAGGTGAGCGCCATTTCCGGCCGCGTTGCTGAGGCCCGCGGCAAAACCAGAGACGAGATAGCCAAGATCATCGAGGAAGTGGATGCGATCGACACCAAGCGCGATTACTACGACCTGACTCGAGAGGCTATTGAAGCGCAGCAGGCCACACTGCACGAACTGTCTGAAATGTATAACCAGCAGTTCAAGTATGAGCAGGCCAAGCTGGAAGAAGAACGGCTACGCAAAGAGCAGGTCGCCCAACGTGAGCAGCAGCGCATTACCGACAAGATCAACGATATGCGCATGTTGCCCGCAGACCTGACCGCCAGGCCCGCCAGCGAGATTGAAGGCAACCTGAAGAACCTGACCGACTACGATATCCCGCGTGACGAGTTTGGCAACCGTTACGACGAGGCGCAGGACGCCAGGCAGAAAGCCATGCAGCAGCTGGAAGCCATGGCGAAGCAGGCCCGGATGATTGAGGAAGCGCAGGCGAAGATTGAGCCGGAACCGGAAAAGACTGTCCCTGAGAAGGTTATGCAGGACGCCGTTGAAAAAGGCACCGGCACAATGAAAGTGGGCAGCAAAAGCGCCGAACACGTTAAACATAGCGAAATCTACGGCGAAGCCACGGAAGAAGAAGATCAAGCATGGGCAGAGAAATACGGCAACGATGTACCGGACCCTGAAATGGAACCGGCGCCAGAAGCTGACCTGCCTGACGTGTGGACTGAGATTTCCGCCTGGTGCGACAAATGGGAGATTTCCATGCAAGCCAGCCATGAATTAAACGACATTCTGAACCGTCACCTTTAACCGATAGGGCGCTACGGCGCCCACAACCTGGAGAACACCATGAATCTTGTTTGCGCATACGACACAGAGACAACCGGCCCTCCGGACTGGAAGAACCCGAGCGACAGCCACCACCAGCCGCACCTGGTACAGCTGGCGGCAATACTGGCCGACGAGGACACCGGCAAGGTTATCTCAACCCTGGATCTGATTATCCAGCCGGACGGATGGGATATCCCGCAGGAAGTGGCCGACATTCACGGGATCACCAACGAAATCGCCAACGAGGTAGGTGTGAACGAGATGGACGCCGTTGCCCTGTTCTTGCAGATGGTAGGAAGCGCCAAGCGTCTGGCGCACAACCGCACCTTTGACCTGCGCATTATCCGGATTGCCACAAAGCGCTACTTCCCGGAAAACGTGCAGGAGAAGTGGGCCGAGAAAGAGAACCACGATTGCACCATGATGATGGCCAAGCCCATCATGCAGATGGAACCGAAGGGCCGGTATGGCTACAAGTCACCGAAACTGTCCGAAGCCTATCAGCATTTCATGGGCAAAGAGCTTCAGGACGCACACAGCGCCATTGCCGATGCCCGCGCCTGCCTGGATATCTACTTTGCAATGAAGGGGCTCACCAGTGCTGATACTGACGCGCAGGATTAATGAAAAGATTGTGATCCAGACCAAAAGCGGGGAAGTGATCGAGGTATTCCCGCTTGGTGTCAGTGGATCGCAAGTAAAGATCGGGGTGAACGCGCCCCGTGACACAGCGATAGACCGAGAGGAAATCGTACAGAGAAAGAAGGGGAGCAATAATCAGAGGTTATAATATGCGCGTTTTAGTTGGCTGTGAATCCAGCGCCGTTGTCCGCGATGCTTTCCGGGCAATGGGCCATGACGCCTACAGCTGCGACCTGCTTCCCTGCGAAGGCGATCCCCGCTGGCATTTTCAGTGCGACGTTCGCCTGCTCCTGAAGCCGGGAATGTGGGATATGTTCATCGTTCACCCGGATTGCACGTTCCTCACCAATTCTGCCGCATGGGCGTATGGCGACGGCCCCTATCACCAGAAAGTTAAGCCGGGAACACTGGTAGGCGCAGAGCGCAGAGCGCAGAGGGAGATTGCCCTGTCCTTCGTTGAGGAAATGCTAAGCGCCCCGGTGCCATTCATCGCACTGGAAAATCCGGTTGGAGTCATCAGCACGCAAGTACGGCCAGCCAGCCAATACATCGACCCGCACCAGTACGGCGAGGACGCGAGCAAGAAAACCGGGCTCTGGCTTGTCGGTCTACCAAACCTGAAACCGACCAGCGATTTCCCTCCGCGCATTGTGGAGTGGCCGAAAGGCTCCGGCAAGTTGGTGAAGCGCTGGGGCAACCAGACCGACAGCGGGCAGAATCGACTCACTCCCGGCGATAACCGCTGGCAGGAGCGCTCAAGGACACACCAAGGCGTGGCAAGAGCCATGGCGGAACAGTGGGGTGCTTGGATCGCAAGTAAAGATCGGGGTGAACGCGCCCCGTGACACCGCGATAGACCGTGAGGAAATCGCACAGAGAAAGAAGGGGAATTATAATGCCAACAAAGGTAAGTAAGTTCATCGACCCTGAAGCAGATCGGCAACAGCCACCAAGTATGGAGGGGTGCGGGATGAGTGATTCAAGGGAGGCGTTTGAGCAACTGCATGCTATACCCAGCGGGGCTATATGGTGCGAGAAGCGTCATATTTACATACACAAAAACTATTCTGGTCTGGTTCTACACCCCATCAATGAA